CATTACCGCTCCCACGAGAATTTTTCTGCTTTGATGTTTTTCTCTGCCCAATCCTTTTCAGATTGTGGTAGACGGAAATTCATTCTACATATGAAATACTCACCAACTTTTTGAGGTGCACCCCGTAGTGATTTCAGGTTATTATTACTACAGTCAAAATAATCACCAACCTTTTCCGGTGCGCCCTCCAGTGACGTTAGTTTGTTGCTATTACAGTAGAAAGCACCGTCGATTTCTTTAGGTACGCCTTCCAGTGACGTTAGTTGGTTACTATTACAGTAGAAATCACCGTCGATTTCTTTCGGTGCCCCTTCAAGTGAAGTTAGTTGATTGAAATCACAGAGGAAACTGCCTCCAACCTTTTCTGGCGATCCTTCAAGTGAAGTCAGTCGATTTCTACTACATATAAAACCACCTCCAACCTTTTTTGGCGCTCCTTCCAGTGACGTTAGTTGGTTGTCCCCACAGTTAAATACACCCCCGACTTCTTTCGGTGAACCTTCTAGTGTGATAAGTTCGTTCTTCTTACAAAAGAAATAACCCGATACTTTTCCAAATTGAATTGGAATTAAGCGCAACTTAAGTTTCTCTACCCCACTTATGTCTACCGAACCATTTACATCTACCGATAAATCGTCATTTATTTTGTAATTCTCTACCTCCAGTATTGACAATATCTGTTCAACGTCAGATTTGTTTTCCGGATTGGATTTACCATCCAATATATCCTGAATTTCTTTTGGGTACTTTACTAACTCATGTACGGTATCACAATATAGTTCCTGTGACAGTTCAAATTTGCCAACTTTCTCACCTTGAATTTTACTCAAAATATCGTTGACTGTATTTAGGAATTCATTTGGCGCGGTTCCATATATCGTCTGTTCAGGGGAATAAAGAACATCCTTTTTGTTTTCTACGTTAACGTATGGTTTGACCGCGATTCTTCCTGTTGGTTTACTTAAGTTCGTATCACCTACCCGCGTCAAATAACAAACAAATGAACCTTGTTTTACGTCCCATTTTATGTGTTTTTTGAAACCCCCGATGTATAGACTCATACAACTTGTCCAACCTCTATCTGTGGACATACCAGCTATGTCATAAGGATGTTTAGAGAACACAATTATGAAGTCTGTTTTCTTAGCAGATTCTCTGGTTTTGTCACCGTTGAATTTGTTCACTAGGTCTGGTTTACCGATCTTAGAGAGTGCTTTTCCTAACTTCGTTTCTCTACCGTATTTGTCTACCGCAACACCTAACTTATAGTCTTTCAACTTGAAGTCTGTTCCTTGAAGAGCAGCTTCAACTTCCTTCTTCACAGGCGACTCGTGGGTAACCATTCCACCAGAAGTTGAGAATGGAAAGTAAACTCTATCTCCTCTTTTTGAAGTTGAAGCACCTTCTAGTTTAGCTAATTCAGTGAAGATAGAATCTAATCTTTGTTGAATAGATGGGTTTCTTTTGATTGAGGTGTACTCCTTTGCAACCGAAAGTGGTAAAGCTTCGGAGAGTAGGAGTTCGGATAATATCGTTTTGAGTTTGATCATTACCTATAAATAGTCTACAATCGGTAATTTAGTCCACCCATCAGTCTCTAAAATATCAATCGTTAGACCACAATAATAGACAAGACACTTAGCACCAATGACAAGAACTTCCGATATGTATATCTCGTTCTTACGTCTGAATATGATTTTCTTCCCCTTCAAGTGTTTGGGTTGAACTATCTTCGGATCTATCTCGTTCTCTAATTTCAACATCTATAACCCCCTTTGTATGTTTTGGTTCATACGGGCAGTTCACACAACCAGACCCGCAACAAAATGAACGACGAAGGTGGTACCCCCGCGAGAATACCACCTTGCCGTTTTCGTTTATATGATAATCTTCCTCTTTCATTTACTTTATCTCACACGCATTTCCACTACACGCAAGTTCACCCGTAAGGTCAGTATTGTCATCGAGTTCAACAACTTTTGAAAGATCAACATCATGTAGAGTTTCCATTAGTTGTTCATACTTTTCTTTTGTAATGTCCTCGAAAGGAGCTTGCGTATAAGATCCCCCATCGTAATTGAGAACCGATAGACCATTATAGAACTCACGATTTTCCCACATCCACTTACCAACCGCATCCCATTCGTGTTCACGGATAGATACCGTTGCCGAAATGTTGTGAGAGTTCATACCATTTCTGTGGCCTGGCTTTATCCAATTTTGACTGAACCATTTTACACGTTCAAGAAGTTGAAGTGGTGATTCTGTTCGTAGGATTGAACCTTCTGGTGCTTTCTGTGGAACACCGATAACGGCGGTATCGTGTGGACGGAAGTATTCATCTTCAACCAATTCTGGATGATTCTGTGCAAGATAGCTGTAGATTGCCTCGTTCTTACCAACACGAACACGACGAAGGTAATAGTCGTTGTGCCATGCGTGAATACCGGATGAACAACCGAGTGTTAGTGACGATGTTCCAGCGGGTTTGATTGTTGTAATACGAGCAGCTTTATTGATACCGAGGATTCCAGCAACTCTTTCGTTCTCTTCCTTTGCAACCTTTGTTGCTGCCTTTACATCCAACTTCTGAACAACACCCGACCCGATACCTGTCATACCGACCCCAAGGAGACCGTCTTTCTCTGTTGTTCTTTGCCAGATTGGACGGAGATAGTGGAAGTCCGTATAACTTGCTTGAAGTGTTCCGATGAATGTTGCTGCACGAACACGGTCTTCTAAATCTTGTTGATCTACCACGTCTGAAACGTTTACTTCACAGAGATTACAGAATTGGAACGGACGAAGACCAATTTCACAACAAGGATTTGTTCCCCAATCTTTATCGTTCGAGAAGTAAATTCCTGGCTCACCTGCATTTGAAAGTTCAATCTTCTTCCAAAGTCCTTTGAAGAATTCTTCGGTTACTTTACTACGAAGTAATACCGCCGAGTTATTTGCACGTCCACGTTGAGGATTCAATTCCCACCATGAACCAAACTTACAAGAAACCATCTCATCATCATCTGCCGAGAAAAGGGAGATAAGAGCAGCACGACGAATACCACCGGCAAGAACTGCATCTGCAATGTGACAAACAATATCGTGAACTTCGATAGGTGACAACTTGTCTCCGTCTTTCTTCAAATCAAGAATGGCACGAAGTTTCTCAACACAAATACGAAGTGGTTCCGAGCCAGGAGCTTTACCACCCGATGTGATAAGACGAGCACCCTTTGGACGAATATCGGAGTAATCAAAACGAAGTGATGAACCACCTGTAAAGTAAGACTTGATAACTGCCTTGATTGCATCTGCCCAACCTTCGATAGAATCGGATACAAGGAATCTCCTTTCACGATCTACCTTTGGTTTACGGATTTCAGGGAGTTTTTCTACGTGGTGTTTTTGAACAGAGTAACCTACACCCGTTCCGCCAAGTAGGAGAAACATTACTTCACCGAAAGCACGCCAGTCATCGATTGGTAGGTATGCACAGTTGTAAATACGATTCGGAGAAATTTCAATTGGTTTACCACCGAATTGAAGTGATCTCATAGATGGTAGAACCTTCTTGTCATAGACAAACTTATAGACGTTTTCAATTTCATCATGAAGTTGTGGGTATTTACGCTGGTGCATTTCTTTATTTCGCGTTACCAACTCATCCCAAGTTTCCCGACGGTTGAGTTCGGGAATGAAACGAGCATACTTCATATGTACAGTAATGTCTGACAAAATCCGATTACTAATATCCATCTATCTCTCCATATTATTTTTTCGTAAAAATCGTTCGTTTATGATTCCAAAACAGAACGGTATAGAGATAACTATACCGTTTGGAGAAAAAAATCGTTTCTAAACTATTTTTTCACCCAAGTTTCACCATCCCACCATTCAAAGTTGGGATAGTTTGCTTTGAAATTGAATTGCTCATACCATTCACTAATATACAAATAAGGATACGTATGATCAAGTAGTTTGTTGATAAAGTAATAACAAGTCAGTGGGGTTACACCATTCTTCTTCATTCTACCACCAATGACAGTTGAGAAGAATGGGACAGCATCAAACCAGTTCAGTATAGCAAACACAGAGTCATCAAAGTAATAAATCTCGTGGTTGAATGAAAGACAAGTTCTGATGTAATCCTCTTGAAAGTTTGGATATAGATACTTTGTTTCCTCGAATATCTGTTCCCAATTCCCAGAGGTTGACACATTCAACTTTCGTACTTCATACCTACGAGATCCTGACAACTTAGCTATCTTTACACGTGATGAGCGTGATTGATACCACTCTCCGTTTTTTGTTGGAAGCCATCCTTTTTCAAAAAGTTCTTTGTAGGTTTCACCATCTGGTGTTCCAAACACTTCACAAAGGTCTGCACCTGTTTCATTATCATACTTTCCGTTTAGATGGCTTATCCGTATTTTCATTTAGTTTCTCATCATACTCTTTAGACCTCTGCTCATTTGACTCACCAGCTTCTAAATCTGTGTGGTCATACTGCATATTATCCGTTTCAGGAGTTACCCATCTTGGATTTCGTTCAGCAGTCCAAAGAGTGTTATTATACATTCTGTTTATTACCACGTCTTCTTTTGTTGTGAATGAAGGGTCGTGGAGTAAAAGACGATTGTTTGGTTGTATCGCAAAGTTTCCGTTGTCCATCGCGATAACGTGTCCACACTTATGTTGAGACGGGTATTCAGAGAATAGGAAGTCTGTATCACCTGAATCTGTTGAGGCACCCCAATCTAATGTGAACAAATATCTTCCCTTGTATTTTTCTCTCCTACGGGAAATGAATGTCATATTCCTGTTCTTGAGATAAGGGAATTGAGTTACTGCAACATGATATGAGAATGAGTCCCATAAAACTAACTCATCAAGTGGTTGTTCTATTGCATCTTCTTTCCAAGAGAAGGCGTGGATAGGCATCCTCCACCAAAGTCCACCGTCTTGCATAACGAAGTGAAAGAGTGGGGCTTGTGCTGGAATTGATGCCATTCCAAAAATAATACATGGAAACTTCTTATCGTGTGAGTCTCGTTGGTCTCGTAAGAAATTCCCGCGTACCATTGCGTCTATTGGTGGGATTGGTATATTTAGGTAGGACATAACTGCTCCGATATTGTATATCAATAAATATCAGAAACCTTCCAATTCCTTGAACTTTTGTGAAAGAGCTTTCTTCACCATCACCTCACCCTTCATGGAATCAGAAACAGATTTACCGATGTCAGAGTTAGGTTCAAAGATTTCAATATGTCCCGTCATTGTATTTATCTTACTTGGGAATGTCATACCATCGGGGCCAAATCGGTTCTTGATAATGTGCCATCTTCCTGTTCCACCAATCTTATCATTCAACTTACGAGAGAGGGACATAACAAAATCCGCAATCATAATTTTATTGTAAGATTCCGATACCTTGTTTCCTTCAATTACTTCGTCGTCGGTGGATGACCGTGAAGATTGAGATGCAGTCCAAATTGGAATATCATACTCACCAGCAACACCACGTAGGTCTTCATAGATGTCATTTAGTTCCAATCTTTTATCACTAGCTTTTGCAGGACGGATAAGATCGGCATAATCAAGAACAATCATATCTGGTTTTTGTCCCTGATCTATACATTTTTGAATATGAGAGGTCAGAGTCGTTATTGATGCGGTTCGTGTTGGGTAATACTTGATGATGAGATTACCTTCAAGTCCTTCCATCACTTCTTGGATTCTCTCGCGAGAATGTTCTTCTCCGAGATTCTGAAATGGTATCTTTGTGAGATACGCATCAATACGTCTACCAACATAATAAGCATTCAATTCAAGAGTATAGTAAATAACGGTTTTTCCCTGTTTTACGGCATTTGCAGCAAGATTGATTAGACCCCAACTCTTACCACCACCGGCAGGAGCAACGACCACGCCTAGCTCTCCGTTCGCGAGTCCTCCTGACATTATATCATTGATTACATCCCAATTAGTTGCAACACAGGTTCTTGCACCTTCACTATATCTCTCTTCAATGTGAAGTTTGAAAATATGTCCTATGTCTTTATCACTACCCGCTTTCAATGCCGAATCAACGGTTTTTTTGATTTGGTCAAACTTTCCAGATTTCAACAAATCAACGCTCGTAAGAATTGCTTGCTTCATACGTTGATTTTTAGAGAACTCAATGACTTCATTTTTCACATATTCCAAGTCGGGAGAGTTTTGTAGTTTGTATGACTCTTTTAGATTATCTACAATTCCAGCACGAAGTAGTTTATCTTCAACTGGGATGAGAAGGGATTTGAAAACTTCTGCCGTTGGTGATGATTTGAATTTACGATGATAATCTAAAATCTTCTCTACTATCCAATTATTATATTGAGATTCAAAGTAGCCAGGTTCTAATAAATCACTGACTTGTCCCAAGAACGCCTTATCACTAATAAGGCAGGAAATAACTTTTGTTTGAAATGTGTGTCCGTATTCGGAAAGTGTATCTTGCATTTGTTATCGTTCGTATATGTTGGTTTAGTTATGACTACAATATACGAAAGTGAATTGAATTTACCAAATCAAAGTTCGTGTTCCCATTTCAAAAAATTTCCACGAATACCTTTTTTGTATTCCCGACCTGAAAGATGTGCCGATATACATGATGGGAAAGTGTCTAACGTCTCTGTCCATTCACGAATTGATTTACGTTGGCCAACATACTGACCCGAAATACAAATAACATATCCTTTGAATCTTGAATTTTTTTCTCCCGTATGTAATTCACGCAATTTTTGTCTTCCCTCATCAGAGAATTGAATTTGACGTTTCACACCAATTCTTTTTGACGTGCGTTCTTCTGAATGTTTCACACCACGAAGGGACTCTGCTATTTTTTTACGAGTTTCCGGATTGTGTTTCTTCCCATAGAAGTGATGTTTTTCACCAAGTTGAGCAACCTTCATCTTTTGTATGCTTTCTTCAGAGTGTTTCTTTCCTTTACGGGATTGAGTCAATTTTTCTTTGTGTTCTGGACTAAGCTTCTTTCCAAAATTATAGTGGTTTATACCCCTTGCTGAAAACCCTACACTTCTATTATGCATATTGTAGAAATTGGGATTATTACCTGCATCATAATAATTCAACCAATACTCTTCCCTCTCCATAAGTTGTTCAAAAGAAGAACACTCTTCAAGTATTTCTTTCTTGAAGTTTTCCTTCCCATACTTATTGATTGCATTTTTTATACAAATACCCGAACCCAAATAATTTGGGTTGTTGCGACCATCTCTGCCAATGTATTGTTTTCCATTCACCAAATTGGTGGTCTTATAGATGACCATAACGTTCTCC